GATCGATGCCCACATGCAAGTATATTTGCTGTAGGGGGTTGCAATGGGGCTTGACCTGTGGTATAATAAGGGTGTCAAAAGAGGACATTCAAGAGTAAAGCGGTTAAGGCAATTAGTAAGTCCACGCCGCAAAGCTCAAGAAAAAACCTCTTGACAAACACCACGGGATGTGGTACAATAGAGGTGGAAAAAGAAAGCCAAAAGCCCTGTAGCAAGGTTGAAGGGCACGGCGCGTGGTAGCATGGTTGAGACGCTCACAGGCTTTCTATCCATCAAGCAATTAACGTACCTTGACAATTGAATATTGAAACACTTCTATTCTGTTCTGTTGTGTATTCCTAGGCAGCAGGGCATGACAATAGGCAGCCGGTAAATTGGTGTTGAATGTCATGCTTTGCAACGTGGGAATACAATACCACGAAAGCACAGAACACAGAGCACAGAAAGGAAACGATTATGAATATTTGTATTATTTGCATGACTGTTGTTAATGACCGTTTTGGTTCTCATAAGGCTTATTTGTTTCAAGTATGGGGCGATAAATTAGATTTTGTTAACACATCTGATGGCGACAAATGGGCTCTCTATGCTGGCAGTAATGTAGTGTCGTGCGGGAGCGTCTCTTGCTTGCACGCAAGTGGTCGTGTTGGTGGGGTCAGTGAATACGAATATATTGTGTGTCCGTTATAATCCCGAAACAGGCAGCAATGCCTGTCCGTACAAGCTGGTAACTTGTGCGCTGATGATGGGAAACCATACAGTGACGCCAAAAACAGAACACAGAGAGGTAAATTATTATGACACAGGTTAAAAAGTTCCATTTAATGAGTATGCCCAGCGCACAATCTCATGTTGAATTTGTCCTTGAGGATGGCGAAATTCAGGAAATCCGGTTTTACAGTTACCGCACCCTAGAGTTGTTAATTCACAAGGATGAAAGTGGCAAATGGGTGTGTAAAGTGTGTGCTTATGCTGGGTATAGTTCAACGACAGCACGGCATTACAATCGCTTTACTAATGAGTTCTTTGGCATGAATATGTATTTTGAATGCAAGGCCACGTCCATTGACAGCAATTTGGATGCCGTGATTTCTCAGCATGATGTTATGAGCTTTTATAATCATTATGTTAGCTGGGGCAAGAAAATTCGTTAACCCGAAACAGGCAGTAATGCCTGTCCGTACAAGCTGGTTACTTGTGCGCTGATGATGGGAAACCACGCAGAGACGCCAAAACACAGAGCACAGAAAAGAGGTATAATATGGCTACATTGATTAAGGTTGACCAGTGTTTGAATGGCCGATACGTTAATAGCGTATATGGTGATGTAATGCGCCATGTTTGTTTCGATGATTTTAGTTTTTATAAACTTGAAATGAACAATGCTGTAGTGGCAACTTTTTCAGATGGTGCGACTCAATGTTTTCAGTATTCCATGTGCAAGGTTGCAGCTGATTATACAGACGGTTTGACCACCGTGCAGCATTGGTGCTGGAATGTGGTAGAAAAGGAGTTATAATCATGCGTTGGTATCGTATAGAGTTCTTTAATTATTCACCGCTTTCAGTCAAGGTTCGTGTAAATAACGTGTTCGCATTGCAGCACAGAATTGCTGTGGTTGAGCGGCAATATTCGACCTATGGTCGGGCAGTTGCGGCAGCTGATAAAATGCAGCGTCGTTATCCTGATTGCGTTGGTTACGTATTAACAGTTTTGTAATTCTTAGGCAACGGCTCTGAACCAGTTTCAGGGTCGTAACGTGGGAATTACCCGCGAGAAAAGGAGTGTTTTACAATGATTGCAAAAATTATTGCGTTTTTATGGTGGGCGGCTTTTACACCATGGGTGGATGGCACAGCGCTTAACACCGTTGTAATGCTGGCTATTATTGCTGGCGTATCCGTTGTATGCTCTGCCGTTTTTGCCATTTGTGGTGTTGATGATGACTGGGGGTTTGATGACTGATGATTCGCCTGTACCTTAAAAATTATTCAAGTGCCGAGTGTAGTGCCTTGTATAATTCTTTGCACGCTACGTTGTTAACCCTTGATAAAAATACAGAGCCGCATAAAGACATTGAGTCTGTGATGGTCTATTTGGAGGGCTACATTGGTTGCCTGCATGACAATAGAAAGGGTGAAGAGTAATGTCCGCATGCTTGAATGCTGGGCAGCTGGCGACAAAGATGTTTGATTATCTTTGTCAGCAATACCCTGTATCTGTTGTACAGTCCGCACGTTGGTGCATGGATAAGCGTCTTTTTGATGAACCGGAAATCTCATTTTATCCGGACACTGAAAATATGTTTCCATCATGTATCCGTGCAATGGAATATGCCTTAGAGGAAGGTTTGCCGGTATGGGTCGTTAAGAATGGTAGTAACTATCCGCTTGACGTGTTCACGTATCGCAAGTTAGAGTTACTTTTCGGCCTGTAATTCTCAGGCAACGGCTCTGAACCAGTTTCAGGGTCGTAACGTGAGAACTACTCACGAGAAGGAGTTGAAAACTATGTTGAATCTGTTGAAAGTCCCGCCCTAGAACAGAATTGTAGAGGACATACCGATTGTTAAATTTTTGACGAATGAGACAATCGTCTATCCCAATTGCAACACCAGTCCATGTAATCCCTGACCAAAATATGGTACAATAAGGGTGGACAAACAGTCCACAACACACATCATTTTCACAACTACAGAAAGGAAAAATCTATTATGCGTAAGTATTACATCACCCGTAAGTCCGCCGTTACCACCTGTTCCGTCAAGGCAGTCAACACCACTACTTTTGAAGTCGTGGATATGTCTGTGGCAGTTGACGGCGCATTCCCCAGCAACGTTGAAGCACTCAAGGCAATCACGAAGAGCTGGGAGAACCCTGAGATGAATCCCATCGCCGTCACCGGCATGACCTGCAAGGTGCAGACCCGTGGCATGACCATGCAGAACTGGTTCGCCAATGCCGACGTTATCTCTGAGGAAGAAATCACCGCAGAGGAAGCAGCCAGCTTTGGCAAGCGTGCCAAAAAGACCGCAGAAGAGCAGTAATCACAAGAACAGATAAGGAGAAATCACTATGAATATCATTGCAAAGTCCGCTTCCGTTGCTTCCGCACACGACCTGTACGCTCTGACTCAGGCTCCTGACCGTGAAAAGCTGACCGTTGTGAAGGGTGCTACCCTGACTCTGGCAAGCTGGGTTCTTTACACCGACGTCAGCAGCAAGGGCGATGAAGTTACGCTGCTTGCTATGACCACCGATGACGGGCATGCGTACTGTACCAACAGTGCCACGTTCTGCAAGGACTTCGGCAATGCCGTTGAGATGTACAAGCAGTTCGGTGAAGAGTTCACGAAGATTCAGGTTGTTACTGGCACTTCCAAGAATGGCCGCGAGTACATCGCCTGCAAGGTTGTCGAGTAAGTCATTCCTGTAAAGTAATCACAATCCCCCTTATCTGAAACATGGTGAGGGGGATTTTTGATAGGAAGAGGTGAACAAATTATGAACGCAAGGCAGCAGAAAGCTCAAATGCATGCACGTACAATGCGTGCAGCAAAGGAGAGCTTAATGCAAGCCGTGAATCGTCAATTGCAGTCAGCTAGAGCAAAGGGTTATGAAGCAGAGGTAACTCCACAGGTATTGCGCCTGTTGAACCTTGAGCATTTCAGGGAACGAGATGTACAGCGCATGAACCAGCTGGCAAACAATCCTGAAAAGTTGCGTGGTTACATTTTGGCATATAGTGAGGAGACTGGTGAGGTGTTCTCTGGTGCAGATGCAATTGAACGCTACAATCGTTATGCAACTAGCAAGATTGCAAAGCCTGCGCGTGAAGAACAGGTAGTCACAGATAATTTTGTTGGTGCAGTCGAGCAGCAGTTTGTTGATGATGCTGCATATCAGGAATTTGCAGGGCAGCTTGATGCTTTCATGTCTGGTGATTATTCAGGCATTTCTGAAAGTGATTGGGGTGGTTTGAAAACTGACCATGACCGCAATTGGATTGCAAGAGCTAATCAGAATAATGTTCAGGCTATTCGTACAGCCTTGAACAGAGCCATTGAGCGTAGGGGCTTACTTGATGTAATGAAATCTATCAATGCGCACCCCAAATTGATGGACGACTTAACAGCAGCAGCGGCGTCTGGTTACAGAGAAAAGGCTGGCGCAGCCATGTCGGAAATTTTGGAAATTCTGAATCCGAATGGCTCAGCCCTTGACATGGGCGATATGCAGTCAACATACGAATCGCAGTATGCTGATTCTGAGTTTGAGGAATGATACATTGTGGCACGTTCAGAAAGATGGAGAACCTTTAGTGCAGATTTTGAAACAACAGTAGAACAGAATACAAGAGAACAGAAAAGCACTGAGGTTTGGTCTGCAGCTAGTGTGGAACTTTGGACAGAGAACGTTATGGTTTTTCATAGTATTGGTGAATTGTTCAACTACTACATTAGTTTAGACGAGAATATTGTAGTGTACTTCCATAACCTTAAATTTGATGGCAATTTCTGGATGTACTACCTCTTGCACGACTTGAAGTACAAACAAGCCTATGACACAGTTGATGAAAAGCATGTTAAGTTCCGCAAGAACTGGGATATGCCAGATAAGTCATTCAAGTACGCAATCTCTGATATGGGGCAGTGGTACAGCATGACTATAAAGCAGAACGGTCATTACATAGAACTCAGAGACAGCTTGAAACTTCTGCCTTTTTCCCTGAAAGCTATTGGCAAGTCATTCCAAACAAAGCATCAGAAACTTGAAATGGAATACAAAGGTGAACGATATGCTGGTTGTCCTATTACGGAAGAAGAAATGAAGTACATTGCCAATGATGTTCTAGTTATCAAAGAAGCGCTTGAGATTATGTTTTCTGAGGGGCATCGTAAGTTGACCATTGGTAGCTGTTGCCTTAGTGAATATCGTAACATAATGCAAGACGAATACAAAGACTATTTCCCAGATCTCTATCAAGTGCCATTAGATGAAGAGCAGTTCGGTAGCAAGAATGTTGGTGAATGGATACACAAGTCATATAAAGGCGGCTGGTGCTATATCGTCAAGCAAAAGGCATGCAAAGAGTATCACAATGGTGTCACAGCAGATGTGAACAGCTTATACCCCAGTGTTATGCACTCTGATTCTGGTTCTGATTACCCTGTAGGAATGCCAAAGTTTGTTCATGTTGAATCAGAACCCGGAACAGTGTTTGGTGACTGCGCTTGCCCTGTCAAGTATGACCCGTTCTGGTTCCAACCTGAGCCAAAGCCCACGCATTTCCACGAATACGGTCACTTCTATTTCTTCCGTATCAAGACCCGGTTTTATTTGAAACCCGGAAAGTTGCCTTTTATTCAGATTAAAGGAACATGGATGTACAAGGGAACGGAAGCACTGGAAAGCTCAGATGTTATTGGTAAAGATGGCGTTGCGCGAGACTATTACTATGACATTGACGGAAACTTGCATGACACGCGTGTTGAACTGACATTAACACAAACTGATTTCATTCTGTTGCGTGAACATTATAATTTAGTTGACTATGAATTGCTGGACTACTGCGAGTTTGCATCAGCAATTGGAATCTTTGATGAATATATTAACAAGTATGCGGCTATAAAGAAAACAAGTAAAGGCGCAAAGCGTACATTGGCAAAGCTGTTCTTGAACAATCTGTATGGCAAGATGGCAAGTTCAATGGAATCATCATTCAAAGTAGCTTATCTGAAAGACGACGGGAGCATTGGATATTATGAAGTTGAAGAATATGAAAAGAAGCCCGGGTACATCCCAGTGGGTAGTGCTATCACTAGCTATGCCCGCAACTTTACCATTCGCGCAGCTCAACAAAACTATTACGGCTCAGACAAACCCGGTTTCATCTATGCCGATACCGACAGCATACATTGTGACCTTGCGCCTGATGACCTGAAAGGAATCAAGGTACACCCTACAAATTTCTGTTGCTGGAAACTAGAATCCAGCTGGGATATTGGCTGGTTTGTGCGGCAAAAGACGTACATTGAGCATGTGACAAAAGAGGACTTAGAGCCTATCGAAAATCCCTACTACAATATCAAATGCGCTGGTATGCCTGCTCGATGCAAGAATCTGTTTGCAGAATCGTTTGACCCTGCTGTTGCAAAATATATTGAAGAAGGTAAGAATCCAAGAAATGATGAACAAGAATTGAAAGATTCTGGGCTTACACCGGAAGAGATACAGTTCTTATCAAAGACTAGAACATTAGCAGATTTCAAAGTTGGTTTGACTGTACCGGGTAAGCTGCTACCAAGGAGAATCCCGGGTGGCGTGTTGCTGGTAGATACTGATTTTACAATGAGGTGATATAATGACGCTTAGAGAACTTAAAGTTTTAGTCAGCACTACTAATTACTGCACGTACTATGTTAAAGACGAGTACGGCAAGGTGCTTTGTATGCCTAGTCATTGGGAGCATGTCCCTAAAGTTGTTAAAGACGCACAGATTTTGCGTGCAGTTCCTAGAGAGCTTGATACGCATAAAGTGTCTGTTATTGACTGGAATATCTTTGTTAAGATTCATTGACTATAAAGGAGCTTTGCTATGACTGTAGTGGAACTGTGGAATATGTGGTCTAATTGGTTGCCATTTGTTCATATTGAGATGCAGACAGGTGGCGGTGATAGTCTTGGGAGCTTCAATTCGCACGAAGATGTTCTAAAGAAATACGCTAATGCTAAAGTGTACGCCTTTAGCTATGAGCCTGTTGAGGACAAAGTTATTATCGCAATCGAGGTGTGATTATGAGATTCAGAAATATGAAATGCAAGTCCTGCGGCAACGACCAGTTTGAAATGGTAGCGCAGGGTTACTTCTCTGGAATCTACTGCAAGAACTGCGGCCACCTATTGCAGTGGGTTAAGTTTGAACAGCGCCCTTCTGTTGCTGGCTACTTCAAACGCTACGGTGATTATAAGGAGATTAAGTGATGGAGCATTACATCATTTGTGATAAGTCCTACGGTGATAATAAGACATGCGATATTGCAGAGTGCCCATATCACCTTGAGCACTACGAACCGCAGCCAGCAGACTGGATTATGATGCATAAGGTAAATGCAATTAACTCAGGCGGTTGCATGCAAAATTTGCAAGAAAGGGTGAATAATATTGAGTAATGGCACACTCCCTCACATGGAAGATAGCGTAGAAGATGCAGTTGGTAGACGCTACATTTTAATCAAGTTGCCGCACGAGACATTCAAACGCAGAGCCATTAACAAAGACTCTTTGTTGTATGTTGCAGCCCTTCTTGAAAAAGATTTTGTGCATCTTCCCGGGTTCAATGACCAGTGCTTACGCATTGGCTCTTTGCCTGATGATATACTTCGGTCTAAAGTTATGATGTATAAAGTCGATACACCAAGCACATTCACAGCGATTATTGCTGGTTCTGGCTTTGCTATTTGGCCTGCGGAAAATAAAAAGTGAGGTAATCATGATTATAATTTTTTGCTTTGCGTTAATTGCGGCCTATGTAGTTTACACTTTTATATATTCTATTAAGCACGGTTATACCGATGGGGCTATACTTATTGCAGTAGCAACTATTGTTGTAGCTTTACTGGTATGGTGCGAAGTAGCATGGTGGGCAATGAAATGAAATTATGTGACGTATTGTTTGCTGTTGGTTCAGCCATTGTCATTGTAGGTACTGAATGCATTGGCATCGGTGTTATGATAACTAATGGCGCGGCCTTGTGGGAAGTGATTCTTGCGATGGTTATTATGTTGGGTGTTGATTTAATGGCTGCAGCATTCTTAACGCTAGACTGAAAGGAGTTATTTATGCTTATTAAAAATTATTGCAACTACCGGCTGGGCGAGTGCAAGGTCGGTGATGTTGTAGAAATTCAGGGCATTAAAGACTTGCATCTTGTTACTAATCTTACTGACTTCAAAGATGATAAGGATGCAACTGTTATATGCGTTTCTTTGCAGTCCGGCTCAGGGCATGGCTTTACCCAAAATGCGCCGTGTCGCATTGTTCCGTGCGAAGTTCACGTATTATAAAATAAAACAAACCCCCAAAGGGCATCTTACGATGTATCCTCTGGGGGTTTTCTATATCCTGAATCGAGTTCCAACAGAGCGTGCAGCCTACACGAACCTGCATCCCGGACGGTTCTTCGCCGTTGCTACCCAGTTGCATCAATGTTAGTTGCTCGATGGGATAAGTTTAGTAAGATAGTGACTTGAGAATTACCTCTTTGCACATGAGGTTCTTGAACCGGAATGCACCACGGTCGAAGTAATACCGCATATTGTCCAAGAACATAGCGTAGCTTTTCAGCATAACATAATTCACACGGTGGTCATCTGTAGTGACAGCCAGTTTGAACTTGTAGCTAGTATCAGGTCTATCGTCACAATAGATAACACCGGAGTCCGCGAACTCTCTTAGTCCGTATTCTTTACCCATATATCTAAGCGTACCCAGATATCTGGAATTTCCTTCCGGCTTTTCGATAAAAGCAGAGCTGTCGTTCAGGTACACAGCTTGTGTTAAATATGTGTCGTATGTATCGCCAGAAAAAGCCCTGTTAAAGGCAGAACTGGCCTGTGCCTTAGATGCAGCATCAACATAGCCCTGTTCAAGAACCCAACCTTCACCGCGCAGAAACTTTACATTGTCAGTTAGTCTGCTGCTGATATTCATAGCCACATAATACGGGTTCAACAAAGTTACAGGATTAGACAGCATATAAACAGGAACGTATCTACTTTGGGCACCTTGACCACGTGCAACAGATGTGTGCACAGACCTGAACTTTTTAACTTCGTCTGCACAGTAGTGGTTTGTCTCACTCTGGAACTCGTCCATTACCATTCTTACAGTGTCAGAAAAGAAGTGGGAATATTTTTTAATCTGGTCTGCGCTGTTGATGCTTACTGCATATCCGCAGTTAACTCCATCCAGAAACAGCTCATAGAAAATGCCCTTGGCTCTGCGCTGGTCTGTCATTTCATGACCCGGAAAGAACAGGCTACTAATGTCCTTGAAGAACTTGTTAGCGCAGTCATCCAGTTCATAGTTATATCTATACAGCAGCATGAACTTTTCGCCGTAGTTGATGAAACGTTTAAGGCAATACCGGTTGAACCATGTAGTCTTGCCGCCACTACGGTTCGTTGTGCACATATAGATTTCTGGTTTGCTGCCGTTGATATCTGTCAGGGAAAGCAGCTTTGCGCCGTCATAAAAATCTCCCAAAATATAACACCCCGTAAAATTTGTTCCATGTGGAACATTCCGAAAATGGACGTCCCTTCTATAAATATTATACCGCAACCCCTGTTCAAAGTCAACCATTTATGGTATAATAGAATAAACGGGAGGGGAAGGGGGTGAAGAAAAAAGTGAAGTTTGCTTCATCCGTACCGACCGAAGTGATTCTTGTAGTCGTATTTATGATGGTGGACGTTCTGACCGGAGTGCTGAAAGCATTTAAGAACAAAGAGCTGTCCAGCACCAAAGCAAGGGAAGGCATTTACAAAAAGGCATCATTCATTATGTTTGTTGCTTTTGGCTATCTGGCTGACTTTGCAATGGACTACGTAGATATGGGCTTCAAGTTCCCTGCGGCTGTTACCATTAGTACGCTGGTCATCCTGACCGAAGCCATTTCCATTCTGGAAAACTTGGGCAGTATTAACCCTGACCTCGTTAAAATGGTAGCTCCGTTCCTGTCTGCACTGAATACTAAAAAGGATAGTGAATACAATGAAAACAGCTGAGTATTATGTTGTTGACGTGACTGAACACGTTAATGAGAAAGTCAGTGAGCATTTCACTATCAGCGAGTTTAAGTGCACTGACAATTCTCGTGTCGTTGTGCTGAATAAAGCACTTATTGATGTACTTGAAACAATCCGCAAGCATTTCAACAAACCTGTAATCATCAACAGTGGCTACCGCACTGTAGCCTATAATTCACAGCTCAAGAACTCGTCTCCTAAATCACAGCACACTCACGGTAACGCAGCTGATATCCGTATTCCGGGTGTTACGCCGCTTGTTTTGTACAATTTCATTAACTCTTCCTACCGCAATTCTCTTGGGCTTGGTTTGTATGATACCTTTGTCCACGTGGATGTAAGAGACGGTAAGGGTCGATGGGATTACCGTTCTAAGAAGTAATGTAAAGGAGTGAACAGAATGGAGCTGTCTGAGTACAATGCAAAGACACAGGAAATTCTGTCCAGCATCGGTGAGGATGCCGACCAAGGAAAGATTTCCAATTTGCTGGCTGAACTTACTACTGGTTTCAGCGAAGAAGTAGCAGCAAAGGTAGCAGCAAGTAAGAGCGTTGAGGAATTGACCGCCAAAAACACCAAACTTAAAGAGGATAACATGAATCTCTTTTTGCGCGTTACCGTGCCGGACGATTCCATTAAACCGAATGACCCTCAACGCCCTGAGACTGACCCGAACCCTGTGAACCGTCTGTTTACCGGTGGTAGGCTCAACCTTAAAGGCTAACACAAACACTAAGAAAGGATAGTGATTATCTATGGCAACTGCTGTTGACGTTGTTAACGCCGTTATCAATACCAGCACTGTTCTGCGAGAAGGTGTCCCTCTGGCCACCAATGCAACGCTGCAGAGCACTGGCGGTGCTATCATGTCGTACACCCCGTTCATGAATGAGTTCATCAATGGTTTGGTGAACCGTATCATCTTTCAGGAAGCGCACAACGTTGTTTACGACAACCCGCTGAAGATTTTCAAGGGCGCAGAAGTTCCTTACGGCACTGATGTTCAGGATTCCATTGCGAACCCGGCTATCGCTACTCCGTATGATTCTTCTGCCATGTCTGATGTTCTTTCTCCCGGCAACCCGGACGTTAAGACCGTTTACTACCGGCGCAATCGTCAGGACAAGTACAAGGTTACTGTCTATGACGCGCAGCTGGCTGGTGCGTTCGTCAATGCCGATACCTTCAACAATTTCGTGAACATGATTATCAACACGCTTACCAGCGGTGATAACATCGACGAGTTCAAGCTCATGAAAGGTCTTATCGGCAAGGCTATCAACGATGAAAACATCAACTCTACCGCCATCCCCGTGGGCGCAGACCATGAAGCATTCGCAAAAACGCTTATCACGGACGCCCGAGCAAAGTTCCTGCAGTTCCAGTTCCCGAGCATCAATTACAACTGCTACAAAAAGATGGCAGATGCTGCTGGCGTGGAAAACGCGACCCCCCTGACCACGTGGACTACCCCCGACCGCATCAGCATTCTGGTTCGGGCCGATGTTGCCGCTTACACTGATGTGGAAGTTCTGGCAAAGGCATTCAACATGAACAAGGCTGAGTTTATGGGTCGTCAGGTCATTGTGGACAGTTTCGGTGACACAGGCAATTCCGCTAAGACGCTGGCCGTTATCGCTGATAACACTATGGTTCGTTCTCATGACAACCGTTATCAGATGGCCGAGACCCCGTACAATGCAAGCACCCTGAGCCGTACCTACTTCCTGCATCACTGGGAAACTATGGCGGTCAGCCCGTTTGCAAATGCATGGGCTTTCATCGAGGGTTAACATAAACCCTCACCAACTTTAACATTCTGTTTCACTCCTTACGGTAGACAGCCCTTTCCTTCGGCTGTCGAGGGCGGGTCAGGGGCAAGGAGAATAAGATGTTTTCACCTACTACGAATTTACGGCTGTTGAGTACGCCGCTTGAAAGTGACTATGTGAACACGCTTTGGTTTCCTAACGTCACAGCTCAAACTGCATATTTTACCAGCAAAACGGTAAAGACGTATGCAAACTTCAACTATATCAAGAAAGACAACACAATTGTCGTTCCTGATGAAGTTGATAATCTCTATAACTGTAACTACATCATGTACCAGAACTCCAACTTCGGAACGCGCTGGTTCTATGCTTTCATCAATCGCATGGAGTGGGCGAGTAATGGCAGCACTAGACTGTATGTCAGCACTGATGTGATTCAGACATGGTTCTTTGATATCAACTACTATCAGAGTTATGTTGATAGATGCCATTCGGATAGTGATGCTGTCGGTGACAATATTGTTCCGGAAGATTTCACTACAGGCGATAGCGGGGGGTATCAGGTGGCTGGACATACTGACCTTGCCCCTGATGGTATTGCAATCTTTGCAACTGCTTCCTATAGTGGTGAATCCAAAACTGGTTCTGTTAATTCAGGGATATATTCTGGTGCGCAAAACCTTTCTGACTTTCACATTGATAACCCCGGTGTTGGAACTATCCTTGATGCTTATGTTAAGAATGGCACAGCGACAGCCGTTATCAAATTACAGCAATATCCATACAAACTTAAAACAGCACCTATTACTTTAACTTTCTCAAAAGCTCCTTCTTCCATCGATGGCTATACCCCAATCAATAAAAAATTATTGTCCCCAGCTTTTATCACCTGTTTTATGTCTATGTACGGACAGGAGTGCACTTTTAGCCCAGCTTTTATTAACGGTTCTGCTGTTAGTATTAAGGTTTCTGCTGACCAAACAAGTGGCACTATTAGTGCATTCGTAGAAAATTATAGCAGTAGTAACATTTCCACCATTGCAATGTTCGCTGCTATTCCAGAAAGCGGCTGGGCTTATAATCAGTACAAAAATGAATATAATCTGCACAGCGCTAGTAATGCAATGTACGTTCGCAGAAGTCGTGAAAATCGAGATTTCGGCATGTATAATGCAATGATACAAGGCGTAGGTGGCGCTATGCAAGTAGCTGGCGCAGCTATTGACGCATTAAACCCTCTCACTTATGCAACAAGCAAAGGCGCATCTGGTGTTGTATCCGGCGCTTTATCTGGTACAAGCACTATATTAAATGCGTCTAAAGCACTCGGACAAATTAGTGGTGGTTACGATGAAGTTTCTCAAGATTTAGCCAAAATCAATGAAAGCTATAATGCACCTGCTACTGGCAGTTCTGCAGCGTCTAATGGCTACATTGCAACGGGCAAAACTGCATTAACTTACGGTTACAAAGTCCCGCCGCTTGACTTGGTAAAGCGTTGTGACAAATACCTTAGTGTGTTTGGATATAAGCAGAGCGTATACAGAAACATCAATCTTCACGCAAGAGCAAACTGGACTTACATTAAAACGACTGGCTTAAACGCTTCCGGCAACTTCCCTGATGAAGATATGAAAATTATCAAGAGCGCATTTAACAATGGCATTTTCTTCTGGTCTTACACTGCAGCATTCGGCAACTTCGACCAGCTCAATCCTATCGTATAAGGTGGTGAACAAATGAGTACAACGCATGAAGAAAATATATCAGGCATAAAAAACTCAATGTCTGGTAACAATGCTGTATTCACAACCATCAAAGCGCAATACCCGGGGTCATGGAATGATGATTTAACAAAAATTGGAAATATCATCGGTATGTCGCCAGAAGATATTCTTAAACTTAATCCGTGGCTTGCACAAAATGCATTTCCCGCCAATGACCATGATTACGCTGTTGTTCAGTTAAAGTCTGGCCGCTCTGCTGGTATGGGCGGTAACACTGGCGATAATGTAAACGACTTTCCTGATGGATATTATGTAACAAACCAATGGGCAATGCCGTTGGGCGTCGGGACGTGGTTTTGCAGCACCGGTTATAAAGACAAACACAAGGCACTAGACTTAACTACCGGTATACCGGGGCAAATTGCTGGTTATCCGGTTTATGCTTCTAAAGCTGGAACAGTTGTTCAGTGCTACACATCAGATAGCTGGGGAAACACTATTCTTCTTCGTCATGACGACACTAAAGATGCTGATGGTAATTGCTATTATACTCGCTATGCGCATTTAATCAGCTTACCATCACAAAAAGTAAATGATAAAGTGAGTCAAGGAGATAAGATAGGCGCAGTAGGAAACACTGGTAAATCAACTGGCTATCATCTTCACTTTCAAATATATTTTACTTCTTCAACTAGAACAGACTATACAGCGTTTAACGCTACTGCACCATTTTCGGTAAACCCAAATACAATACCAGAATTTCCCGGCATCCCTTATGTCGAAAATGCGTATTCTAAGATTAACTTTACAAAATGCGAATACATCACTGAAAACGATATAGAAGAGTTCAAACGCGCTATTGCCGGTACAGAAGCAGAAAATCCAATGACTGAAAGTGAATGGAAAGAGTTCACTAACGGGCTTGTAGATAAATACCTTACAGGCGTAAAAGTAGACAAAAACTCTGACCTTGGCAAATACCTTAATGATTTTCTGCATGCACAATTCGATGGAATTAAACAAAATGGCCTAGAAGCAGTTTACAACTTGATGAACGGCGGTAACTTCTTTGTAACACTTCAGCAGTTTTGCGAAAGCGTTGTAAATAATGCCGTATGGTATGTTGAAAACAAAGTTGGTGAAGTGCTTGTTAATGCAAGCCAAACTTTTATAAACAATACAAAAACAGGACTAAAAAATTGGATTTATGACAGCACTAATGTTGACCGAAATAGTGAACTTGGGAAAAGCCTTGGCAATTATCTTGATAGCTACATCGATACTATCGTAAACCTTGGTTGGTCTGCTGTAAGAACAGCAATCACTACTGGTGATGTTCGCACAGCTGCAGAGGTTCTGCTTGTTCAAACAAAAAACACCTCAATTGATTTTGTTGCAAACGCTATGGTTCACGGTGCAACAACTGCTATTCAAGCGTACATTCCAACAGTAATAAAAGATGAAAATATTTCAACCGCTGCCACAGCCATTGCAACAGGCGTTATAAATGTGACTATACAATCTGTAGGTGGAGTTCTTAAAGGACAAATATCCATTGAACAGGCTGCCAAAAATATAATTTCACAAACTGTAATATCAGTTACACAAATAGTATATGGACAAGTCGTTAAACCAGTCATAACGAATTGGGTTTCGCAAGGCTTAACTGCCGCAGTGACTGGCGTTTTGTCTCAATTGGGAATCACAATTGGTGCTGAAGCTGGTGGCGTGCTTGGCGCAGCGATAGGTTTTATAGTTGGTCTTATACTTGACCTTTTATTTAACTTGATACTGCAAAAACTAGTTGGCTGGTTTACTCAGTAAGAAGGTGATGAAATGTACAAATATGACAATGAACTTGCTGAAAAAGAAGTTGCTGTTTCAGCATACTGCGATTACTACACCAGACTCAAGAACCTTGCCTGCACCATGTTCAAGTGGGAAGGACTCCCAGACAGTGTAAATGCACGTTTCCTCGAGAAATGCCTGTATTTGCAGGGTCGTGCCGTGTTCTTCAACAGTAGCACACGCGGTTTCCTTGGTTTGAACTGCAGCCTTGAAGGTATCAACCTCTATGACGAGCCAAGAAAAATCCGTCCAATTACTCCGGTAACATCTTTCCCTGCTATTGACGCAGACAACTGTGTTCTTATCAGAAACACACCTGATATGTACCCCACCTTCCTCACCACTCGCAGATACGCAAAATCGCTGTATGATATCGATGCTGCAATTGATATCAACATTGCGGCGCAGAAAACTCCTGTGCTTATTCTTACAGACCAGAAACAGAAACAAACTGCGATGGCTGTTTACGAAAAGTACAAAGGTAACACGCCTGTTATCTTTGGCGTAAAAGACGTGTTTGACCCGAACGCTTTCAAGGTTCTCCGCACAGACGCCCCCTTTGTTGCTGGACAGCTGCAAGATATCAAGATTACTAAGTACAACGAATATCTGGGTTTCCTTGGTATCGGCATGGCTGACTACAAAACTGAGCGCCGCGTCACTGATGAAGTTGAACAGTTTGACCGACAAGCCAATGCGTTGGCAAACATCGGCCTTAGTCAGCGTGAAGAAGCATGTCGCAAAATCAATGACCTGTTCGGCCTTAACGTCAGTGTTCATCTGGCATCTGAAGCATACACCACTGAAGGTGCTAAGTACAGTAAGAACAGCTACAATGCTACTTACACTAAGAACTACACTGATGACGTAAAGACCGATGAAGGTGAGGTGTAACCAATGGCTGTATACACTATTGAACTTGGCAGGCTTATCGATACCGGTTATGATATCGGCATGGATGCTTACCCTGTTCCCTCATTTGTCACTGACCCTGCTGCTTGGCGTAAACAGCTGAACCAGAAAATCATCAATCACTACCTATTCATGGAAATCGGCTGTCTGCCACCTGACAGATTCAAGCACTTCCTGAATATGACTATGGCTGAAATTATGCCAGTCAAAAACAAGCTGTTTGAAGCGCTCAACGAAGAGTGGAAGTTCTACACCGGTGGTAACATCACTGAAATTATCAATGATGGTCACACTGCTGACAGAACACTCAACAAGAGCGGCACTGATTCAACCAGCAGCATTTCCAACAGCACTACCAATGCCAACAACTACACATTGAATGTAGGCTCGGATACTCCCGGTTCGATGTTGACCATTGAAAGTGATATTCAAAACAACACTTACGCAAGCAGAGCAACCAAAGACAAAAGCAACGGCAACTCAAACACTATCTCTAACAGCAACGACTCTACCACTTATGGAAGCAAGGACACAGAGAAGAATCAGTACAACGGCAACCGGAACAGGACTGTTAGCGGCTTGTATGGCAAGAGCTATGCGGAACTGTTCAAAGAGTATTCCGAAGCGCTGCGCAATATTGATGTTGAAATCATCGATGCTTTGAGCAGTTGCTTTATGGGCATCTTCTAAGAAGGGAGATTATAACATGACTAAATTCATTCAGTCTGCTGACAGCAAGATTAAGATGGTTGAGGACAACAGCTATCTGCTGAACAACGCTCTGCGCGTGTTTGCAGTGTTTACCGCCACTGGCGCTGTGGCCGCTAACGACCCGGCATTGCTGGTCAATCTGCCGAATGTTGGCGAACACGCAGAACTGGGCTGGTTCAACACCGCCAGCGACCACGCTGCTACCGCTGCGGCAAGCGTGAAGAACACTACGTCCAGCATTGACGGCCTGCACAAGATTACCATTAGTCTTGGCGCGGCTACTGCTGCAAGTCAGACGTATCACATTGACGGCTGGATTAACCTGCCGTAAAGAGAGGTGATATCCATGGACTTCAACGCTATTCTGTACTGGATGCAGTTCATTTCTGACCTGTTTCAGTATTTGGTGAACTACTGGAAGTGAGGTGAACACCATGGCATACGAGCCGCTTACACCTCTGCCGTTCCTGCCCATCATCGGTAGGTTTGACCTGAACACCTTTATTCCCGGTTCTTCCGATTATGAAATCATGGCGCGCGTTGTCGAAACGTACAACAAGGCTGTTGAACTGTTCAATCAGATTATCAACCAGTACAGCGACATTGACAAAACCATTGAGGAACTGACGAAGGAATACCAGAAACAGCTGGACGCATACAAAGCTGACACTGACCAGCACATTTCGGCTTTTGAGCAGGAAGTTAACAATAAAGCACAAGCACAGGACACTAAAATCGCTGCACAGGACGATAAGATTTCTGAACTCGCTAACACTGTTCTTAAACTGCAGAAAGACGTCGATGACCTTATCAATGGCAAGTACATTAACAACTATGTAAAAGCTCTGGCAACGTGGATTGACAACAATCTGCAACAGCTGGTGGCAAAGGTTGTTAAGTACGTGTGGTTTGAGATTGACGAGAGCGGTTACTTTGTCGCGTACATTCCTGATACGTGGGATTTCGTCAACTTTGGCACTGAGCTTGACCCTGACAATGAGGACTACGGTAAGTTGGTTCTCGAGTGGGAGAGCGCAGTCGTGCAGTAATGCACTTGGTGTAGGCTGAAACATGCCGAGGTGGGCTTGTGGGAAAATAAAATAAAGGAGATATTTCTATGGCTTTGAAGAAATTCATTGGCGCAAGATATGCCCCGGAATTTGCTGGCGCTTGGAGCAATACCAAACAGTACGCTGCTCTAAGCGTTGTATATGCTGACAACCGCAGCTATGTCAGCAGAAAAACTGTTCCGGCTGGCACGCCTATCAGCAATACTGAGTTCTGGGTTCAGAGTTCTGACTGGAATGCTCAGGTCGCTGAGTACAACCTCAAGGTTGAAGGGTACAATGCCAACGTTGAGAAGTACAACAAGAATGTACAGGACTACTCTGCGGCGGTCCGCGGGTTCTATGCCGACACTCTGCATAGCTTTGATACCAAAGCAGATATGCAGGCAGACAGAACGCTGGCACTGGGCGAAACGCTGCTGACCTGCGGCGATAAAAAAATCGGCGATGGTGGCGGCAGCTTCTATCAGGTTGTCACGGAAACCAGTGTCACGGCAGTAGCTCTGGACAATGGCCTGTTTGCTGAACCGTTTGAATTCCAGCCGTATGACTACAGCCAGTTCCAGCAGGAAGTTGAGGGGTACAAGAAGAGTACCACCAGAGTGTATAAAACTACTAACAACATGCTGGCAGATACTGGTATCGACACCGGCGATACTCTAATGACCAATGGTGCAGTAAATGCTGGCGATGGTAAAGGACGCTTCTGGAATGTTACTAATGAAAGCGTAAACAGTGACAGCCGTCGTCTGAACAATGGCAAGTATGCTACACCTTTTATGCTGGCAAGCGTTGATACTGCTAACATGCTGAACTTCAATAGTCAGGGTGCACAACCCGCTATCTGGGGCATCAAAGAGGGAAGCACCGCAGTCAATATCCCGATGGAGCTGGTAGAGGGCGATATCAAAACGGTATACGTCGCGGTTGAGTATACCACTGGTGGTAAGGGCGCTACTGTTAATCTGGAAATCAGCGGCACGCAGAGCTTCAATAAAGCATTCGCGTTCAATGAAAGCGCACCCGCAAGCGGCACATATAAAACTGTACTGTATGCTATTACTGGCAAGAGTGAAGGCGGCAGTGTATACACTGGATATGCAACAGTAACTAGCTATAACACTACGCTTGAGAAGTTCGGGCAGGCTATCACTGTCGGCGTGCCGAATAATGCAAATGCAGAGTGGACTGGCGATTGGGTGGGTTCTGTCAGAGCCTATTTTACTGTCACAAAGCCAATTACACTTAAAAATTTCACTGTCAATACCAAACTGGTAAACGGCACTGGGCTGTCAGTTAGTCTCAATGATGACACTAATAGCTCTAGCACTGAATTATATAATACCACCGTGACTAGCACTGATACAGTTAACTCTAAATTTGAACCTAACATCAAACTGGAACCCAATAAAAAATACTCATTCTTTTTCGTTGCGCTTGGTACAGTATTCCCCCGCGTCGTCGACGCTCCAACCGTTACAGGTTCGTACGGGCCATTCACTTTTCAGGATGCACACTATAGCGGGCTGCTCACCTACACAGAAGATTAAAACTCAATTAAATAGTATAACCAATACGCCGGGAGAAATCCCGGCTTTTTATGTTGACTAGATAGCAAATAAACGGAAGCACTTAG